ATTCCATTAGTAGTTTCAATCTTACATTGTCTTACTTCTTGTCCGAATGTTTCTGTTATCTTCCACTTCCTTAATCTGCTTGTACCAGTCGGACTAACATCTGTAGAATCAATCTTAACTTCTGATAACATTGCATCTGCCATTAACTATTTATCCCCTGTACTAATTTAATTGAATAATTTACTGTGAATCCAGGTACATCCCACCCTGTTGTTATTGTCATAATCATACAATTAACTGTACCTGTCTGATCGCTGATAAAAGATATTGCATCTTGTTCTCCATCAACCAAAGCTTCTAAACTATCAACCCAAGCTTTTGTACTTGCTATACTTCCTGCACTATATGTACCAGTAAGACTAATCATTTTAACTACACCTAACATATCAAATATTTCTGTTGCATCTGCATCTGATGTTGGCATAGGTATTGGAATTATATTTGCATTCTTCTCTGGTCTAATCTCTGAAGTTCCAAACAATGTTACTCCACCTAATGTTGGTACTGCCATTTTATATACCTATACTCTCAGTTGTCCTGCTATTTAATCCTCTTTCCATAGCATCTCCGACAGCTGAAGTTATTTTATTTAAAACATCTGCACTTATTGAACTTGCATCTAAAGCATTAATATTAATTGTAACATTTCCTTTTCCACCACCACTAAATTTACTTATATCTTTCATCCCAACTATTGTATCATTTGGGCTAAAACTTACAGGTGCTTGTCCTGGTCTTGAAACAAAATCATCCCTTTTTCTTCCACCACCACTTCCACCACCACTTTTACTTCCAAAAATACCAACTATCCAACTAACAATACTTGTAAAAACATTTTTAATCTTATTGAACATACCATCTAAAGTTGAACCTATCCAAGAAGAAATAGAACTAAATGTAGTTTTAATCCATTCTACTATATTCTTAAAACCTGTTTTGATACCTTCAACTAATTTTATCATCCATTTCCTTGTAGCTTCTGCAGGTTTATTTGTCATATCAATAAACTTAGCCCACATTTTATCAACTGATGCAATCAGAGCTTCTTTAAATTTATCCCAAGCTTCAACCAATGCACCTAAAAACTCATCCCAACTTCCACCAGTTGCTAAATCCCAAAGTGCAGTACCTATATCACTAATAAATACACCAAATGCTAAAAATGCCTCACCAATATAAGTAAGAACTGGCATAATTGGGGTTAGTGCTTTATCTAATAACATAGCCCACCCTTCTGCTGCCATAAGTACTACTGCTGCAACTGCTTTAACTACACCCCAAACTATTAATAATGAACCTTTAAGTAAATTCCAAGCTACATTTCCTGCTTCTGCAATCGCACCAAAGTTTTCTTCTTCCCCACCTTCTCCTAAAGCATTTCCACCTGCTCCCCCTTCACCACCTTTACCACCAAACCAAGTGTTCATCCTTTCTTTCCAATTTTTATAGAAAGGAATGGCCCACTTCAATAAACTTAAAGCTAATGGTCTTAATACTAAAGAAATCACATCACCTATCGGTCTTAATATCATCATAATTGCTCTACCAAATATAGACATAGTTGCTTGTAGTCTTGGACTTGCTTTTTTAACTGCCTCAAATCCTTTTTTAACTACACTAATTAAAGCACTAACTCCTGCAGCAACAGCACCCGCCATAGCACCTGCACCTAATAAACCTTTCCCCCCTTTAGATGCCTTCCCTAAAGCCCCACCTATTCCTCCACTGCCCTTATTACCTGCATTACTACCTAATGAACCCCCTATTCCAGAGGTATCAAATACAATCTTAGCTTTTATTATGTCTTCTGGCATTTTCTTTCATTTCCTCAGCTTCTTTTTCTTTTGCTATCCTATGAATCATTAATAACTCATCAACATCTTCACAAGATGTGTTATAATATTCTTTCGGACTAACTTTGAATACTCTACAAAATGAATAGAGTCTTAGCTTTTCTTGGGTACAGCCATCGGTTGTCCTTCCTCTTCTGATGGCTTCTCTAATTTTTTTTCTACATCACCCTTTGGTTTAAGCATCGCAGTTAAGCCTTCTACTAACTTATCATAATCATCTATGCTTAAATTATCTAACGCAGTACTTATTGGTATTGTTCCAAATGGATGTGATGTTATACAGAATGGTAATAACTCAACCAACATTACTGTATTCTTAATCCCATCTGCAGTTTCTGCTTTCATTAGTGCTTTGTTTCTTGCACCTGCTAATGGTTTGTTTAATATTACTTTTCCTTTACTTATTTCTATTTCCATGTTTTATTCCCCCGAATAATTATTTATGCAACTATAGTGTACCATCTACAAGGTACTTTAGCTGTACTATCTGTTAAACCAGATAATCCATATCCTGTAATAGTTATTTCCAAAGCACCATCTTCCAATACAACTGGTGTAGAATAACCTTCAAAATAACAACCTTCTAAATCAAAATTTAATACTCTATCACCATTAGCTGCACCTTCTATTAGATCTAAACTAAGTGCTACTGCTGTATTCTGTGCTATATCTGCAGGTGTTAAAGCTGTACCAACTCCACTAAAGACTATTCCCCTTGCTTCTAATCCACTTAATACACTTGCATTATCATTAAAATGTAGTTTCATAGTTAGAGAAAATTCGTATCTTCTAACTCCTGCTACTGGTTGATTAATAAATCTACTTCCAATAGTTCTATAAACAAACATATTATTATTTGTAGTTAATGAAAAACTTGTTAATGCTCCAACTGTGTCTGAACCAACTGTAACACTTCCATCAACAAATGTAAATGGTCTATTAGTTGGTCCTGTATAAGTTAATGCTGTTGCTGAACTTGTTACTGTTCTTCCAATCCATTCTGCAGTACATTTAACTGTTTCACCTTGTGTTGCATTGATAGTAGAGGTATTAATTACAACCCCATCATAAGTATTAACATCATCATTACTTCCACCATTACTTCCTGTTTCTAATGTTAATGTTGGGCATTGTGTTGCCTCATATCCTACTTCATCTACTTCTGCAACTTCGTAAGGGGATGCTAAACTTCCTGCTCCAGATACTACACCAACAAAACAATATTGTAAAAACGCAGGGTCTGTTAATTCCCATTCCATACTTCCATTACAATCCATTACTCCATTAACCATTGTTGTTGCATTTCTTCCATCTCCAATTCCTTGTACAGGTATCATATTATTTGCTAAATTTCCTGTAAAACTTGTTACTTTATCAACATAATCTGTACCTGCTGGTGTTCCTGCTGTACCAAATGCTGTGTCCTCTGCAAATGCTAAATAAGTATCTATTCCTTTGTAAAATGATATTGCTGCCATTTAGTTTACCTCCTTTATAATTTCTTCTATTAATTCAGATTTATCTGTATCTCTTGCTTTAAGGTTATGTTCTTTTGCATAATCTCTTAATTCCTTCATACTCATAACTTCTAATTTTGATTTAAGAGTATCTTCTTTGATTACTTTATTCTCAACTATCCTTTGTTTTCCCCAAAATTCACTTGGCATATTATTCACTCTCCTTTGTTATTTTTTTAATAATTGTATTAATATCAACTGTCTTAATCTTCTTTTTATCTTTTTTTAATTCTTCCCCTGCTAATCCTAATCCTTTAATAAATTCCTTTAAAAATACAATCTCCTTTTCTGTTAGTTTTTCTGACATTAATCCTCATATATAAATCTTATATTAAAATCTTGATTTCTTTGGAATATTCTGTTCTGTCCAAATGGACTAACAATTAAAGGCCCCATAGCTGTTGGTGTAATAAACGTAGAATAATAAAATGTTTTCTTGTTATCCATAAGTTTACTTCTAACACTTGCAACCAATCCTTCTGTATCGCTTTGGTCTTTATCATAAGCAACAACACTAACTGCGTATTCACTCCAATTAGCACCTGCACCTAATTCAAATTCTGAAGTATTGCCACTTATTATATCTACTGCTATTCTTGGAAATTGATTTAATTTAAGATAAGGTTGAGGGAAATCTGGGTAGATTCTATCAGAACCTCCTTGATCATAATTAATAACATAAGCACCTGTTTGTGCTGAAGTAAAAGAAATAACACCAGTTGTATAATTAACCGTATAATCTGTACCAAAAGCAATAGCTGAACTTGCTACTGTAATATTTCTAACATTCTTAACAAGAGTTGGATTAACTGCAAGAGTATGATTATTATCACCAGAAAAAGTACCAGTATCTTGTGAGGTCGTTACACCTCTATCGCTAATAGAAATAATATCTTGGTTTCTTAAAAAGACTACCAATTCCTCTTTTATATCATATATACTTATCTTTGCCATTCTAACCCTCTTGGATTATTATTTGAACGCACTTATCAAATTTTTATTTATTATACCAGTAACTTCATTATTGAATGTTGGTCGTATAAATGGAAAAGGTCTTGTTCCCCTTCTCTTTATTGAATATGCTACAGCCCATGCAAGTTTCTCATCACCTAACTTTCTTTTTGCCCATCCCTTTAACGCATCAACAGGTGGCATGTGAGGTGGAGTTCCGTACTCAATATACTTACCTTGTTCGGCCATATTTAAACTTATCGTCCAAACATCTCCTTCTTGTGTTATATCAAAATTAATACTTGATTGTAATGCACCAGTATCTTTTCCATGTTCTCTGGTTAATTTATCTTTTAAGCTTTCTTGAACATCGAGACCAATACCATATAAGGCTTTTCTGAGTTTATCCTCAAAATCTCCCTT